TTGTTGCCAACTCGGTGACTGACGCCTACGTGGGTTTCCCGATTGAGATTGTCTCAGGCGTTGGCGCTGGCAACAAGGGCGTGATTGTTGCGCACGATGGCGCCACCCGCGTGGTGACGGTAGTTCCCTCTACCGCCGCTTTCACTGCTGGCGCCACCAGCGCCTACAAGATTCCCGCGCTGTCGCTCTACCAACCGATCAGCACCTTCGGCAATGGCAGCAGCTGCACGCTGGTGGCGGTGAAAGATCAGAACGTGCACCGCATCGAAGGCTTCCGCGGCTCCCCGGCGCTCAACTCACCGCTGAACAGCTACGGCACGTTCACGATCACCGGCATCGGCAAATACGTCACCCCAACCGCCAAGAGCTCTGAGAGCTTCACCTACGGCAACCAGGCCGAGCCGGTGCCCGTCACCTCGCGCCACACCAAGGCGCTGCGGTTCCAGGGCTACGGGCCCTGCACTGAGGGCTTCACCTTCGACTGGGGCCTCACTACCTCGTTCCGTTCGCTGATCAACTGCGAGCCTAACGCCCGTATCACCGATCGCCCGAACCCCAATGGAACGCTGACGATTGAGAATCCGCCGGTTGCGACCAAGGATTACTTCTCTGCTGCTGCTGACAACAGCGGCGCCAGCGATGGCCCGTTCGTGGTGCAGCAGGGTACGGTAGCAACGGAAAGCTCCATCTTCTTCTGCCCGAAGGCTGCGATCAGCGGCGATCTGTCGTTCAGCGATTCCGATGGAATCGACATGTTGCAGATCCCGTTTACTGCGCTGCCCAAGACGCAGAACGACGAAACCCGCCTGATCTTCTTCTGATTCGCCATGTTCCACCTGTTTCAGCCCGACCACATCGAATGGCCGGTGAGTGTTGACCTGCCGGCCAAAGGTGGAGTCAAGAAGCCCTACAAGTTCACCGCTCATTTCAGCGTGCTCGATGAGCAGGACGCGCAGGCGCTGCAGGATCAGCACAATCAGATGTTGGTGGCGATGCGCAAGCGCATCGAGGCGCTGCAGGGCTACGCCAAGGATGAAGAGGCCTCGCTGAGTGATCCGCTGCCCTGCACCTATCAGGACCTGGCTGATGAGGTGCTCTGCGGCTGGGGTGATGAGGTGGTGGGCGAGGATGGTGAGCCGATCGAGTTTAGCGACGCCACCAAGGCCCAGCTCTACCGGGTGCAGGGCGCCAGTGCTGCGATCTTCAAGGCCTGGCTTGAAAGCCTGGGCCAGCCCTCTGAGAAGGCCGCCGCGAAGGCCGGAGGATTCCGCGCAAAAAACTCATAGACGCGGCGCGGTTCCTCGCCGCTGCCGCGAAGGGCGACCCAGCCGACGATGGCAAGGATGCGGCTGATGCTGCAGCGGTGTTCGGCCTGGCGGTGCCTGAGGCAGAGCAGCGACCGGAGACGTTCGGCCTGCTGGCAGAGAACGTCGAGGCGATCGGGTGGTTTATGAAGCTGCAGACCCAGTGGCGGATGGGGATGAATGGCCCTGTGGGGCTGGACTATCAGGTGTTCTTCCTGTGGGCCAAGGATGAGGGCGTGAAGCGCAGCGATCGGCTGTGGCTGCTGGAGGATCTGCGGTTGGTGGAGCGGGAGTTCTTGGGGGTGATGAGGGCTGATCCGTAGGCTGATCTCAGGAATGGCAGCCGAATAGAGCATGGCCCGGATGAGCCTGGATACCGCCATCCGGCTCTCAGCCGAGGTGAAGGGCGGCGGGAATATCGACCGGGTGAAGAAGTCGCTGCAGGATCTGGGCAAGAACAGCCAGACCACGGCACGCGAAATCAGCACCTTGCGGGCGGCCACGTTTCAGTTCGCCCGCGCCAACGACAACACGATCGCCGGCATCCGCAGCAGCATCGGCGCATTCCGCGGGCTGCAGGAGCAGGCCAAGATCGGCAGCCGCGAGTTTCAGCGGTACGGCGCCGAGATCCAGAAACTCGAAGGGAGGCTGCGGGGGCTCGACACCACCGCCACCGCAGCTGGTGATTCGATGGGCCGCAGGTTGGCGGCAGGCCTCGCCAGCAGCCTGGCTACCATCGGCGCTGGCAGGGCCATTGGCGGATCGCTGGGCGCCGTGGTGGCGAGTGAAGAATCAGAGCGGCGGTTGAGGTCGCTGTCGCAGGGGCTCGACGATTACAGCAGGGTACAAGCCGCCGCCACTGCTGCTGCGCAAAAGTTCGGCACTGCGCAGACGCAGGCCAACCAAGAGTTCGCGCAGATCTACGCCAGGCTGCGGCCAATCGGGCTGACGCTGGAGGAAGTCAGCACCGTCTACAACGGCTTCAACACGGCGGCCAAGCTGAGCGGCACCACCTCAACTGAGGCAAGCGCGGCGTTCCTGCAGCTGAGCCAGGCGCTGGGCACTGGCGTCCTGCGCGGCGAAGAGCTGAACAGCGTCTTTGAGCAGACCCCGGCAGTGGTGCAGAGCATCGCTCAGGTGATGGGTGTGCCGATCGGCCAGATCCGCGAGCTGGCGAAGGAAGGCAAGATCACCGGCGACATCGTGTTGACAGCCTTAGGGCGGATTGAACGCGACGGCGCCCTCAAGCTGGCCGAGGCGATGAAGGGCCCGGCGCAACAGTTCCGCAACCTGCAGATTGCGGGGCAGGAGCTGCAGATTCAGTTCGGGCAATCGCTGCTGCCAACCACCATCGCGCTCACTAAGGCGGCGACCGGGCTACTGGAGCAGACCGGCAAACTGCCCGAGCCGGTCAAACAGGTTGGAGCCGCTGCGGCCGTTGCCGGTGTTGCCGTTCTCGGCCTGACCACGGCGATGAGCGCCATCGGAGGGATCACCGCTGCAACGAAGGCCATGGAGGCCTACGCCGTGTCAGCAGGCGTCGCCACCAAGGCGCAAGTAGGCCTAAACCTGGCGGTGCTGGCTAATCCCTGGGTGCTGGCTGCGGCCGGGATCATCGCTGCCACCGTGGCGGCCTACAAGTTCATTGAGCCGTTCAGGGAGTTTGTCAACACGATCCCGGCGCGGTTCGGCGTGTTCTTCGCTGCGCTGCAGCGAGACATCGGCCAGGCCGCCGCTCGCGCTCAGGCCATCATCGCGGGCACTCGGGATTTCGTAGTGGGCGCATTTCGCGCCGTGGAGTCGATCGGCAGGCAGGCAATGCAGAACCTGCTGAGCACCCTTAACCCGGTGGACGCAGCATTCAGGCAGCTGGGTATCAACATCCAGTCTATTTTTGGCAGCGTATTTGATTCAATCGGCATCAACTGGGGCCGGCTGATTTCCCAGATGCTGGAGCGCCTCAATCCTATGCAGGCGATCCTCAAGCTGATGGGCGTGGACGTGGCCGGCGCCATGGAACAGGCACTGAACTTCCGGCCTAGTGCGGCGCCACGGCCTGCGGCGAGCCCTGTTGTCGCGCCGATCCCCGGCACCCTCCCCGGCACCCTCCCCGGCGCCCCGCCCGCCCCTGATCTGCCCGGCGCGGCTGGCGGCGCTGGAGCGGCTGCTGGCGCGGGGGGCAGGGCAGCTGCGGTTCCCAGGTTCGAGCTTTCTAGCCGCGGCAAGGCGCTGGTTGCTGCGGCCCAGAAGCTCGGCGTCAGCCCGCTCGACCTGGCGACGATCATCAGCTTTGAAACCGCCGGCACCTTCAGTCCCTCAATCCGTGGCGGCGCTGGCGGCAACTATCAAGGGCTGATCCAGTTCGGCGCGCCTGAACGTCGGCAGTACGGCGTCACTCCCGGCCAGTCGTTCGAGGAGCAGGTAATGGGGCCCGTCGTGCGGTACTTCCAAGACCGCTTTAAGGGTGTGGGCATGAGCACCCAAGGGGCCAGCCTGCTGGACCTCTACACCACTGTGCTGGCCGGCAATCCTCGCGCCAATCGCAACGCCCGCGACTCATTCGGCACTAGCGCCGTGAGTGGTGTGCAGCGGATGGGCCCGCATCGCCAGAAAGCGCTGAGTGCATTCTTTGGTGGCTCAATGGAAAATATTGGGTTTGGCGCTGTCGAACAGGCGCAAGCTCAAGTTGCCGGCTACGAAGAAAGCATGGCCGCAATGGAGCAACTCCAAGAACAGCAAGCCGCCGCACAGAAACAGCTCGAACAGTTTAACGAAGAGCGGGCCAAAACTGCCTTGCAGCTTTATAACGAAAGGAGCTTGCTAGGTGCCACAACCGATGAGCAGCGCCGCCGGTTAGAGTTAGAAATTGAGATTGACAATATCACCCAGCAGCATTTTGAGAAGCTGCAGAACCTGAAGGCGATTGAAGAAGAGATCGCCCGGCTCGGCGGAGTGGCTGAAACCGCCGCCATCCGCGAAGGACTGGAGCGCGAAAAGGAGCAACAGCTGGCACTGGCTCGGCTCAGGGCAGAACAGGATCTGAACGAGATCCTGGTGGAGCGCCAGCGCATGATGCAAGACCTCACCCGCCAAGCATCCGAGCCGACGGTGTTTAACGTGCTGGAGCAGCAGAAGGCGCAGCTCGATGAGATTCTGCAAAGGTACCCCGCCATCGGTCAGGCGGCTGATGCTGCGGCCACCCTGGCGACCAACGGCATGGCGGAGATGATCGCCGGCACCAAGTCCGCCAAAGAAGTGTTCGCTGACTTCCTGCAGGGCATCGCCAGCGCGCTGATTGACACGGCAAAGAAGATGATCGCCCAGTACATCGCCATCGGCATCGCCCGGATGTTCGCCGGGATCGGTGCACCTGCAGTTGGCGGGTTCTCTGGTTCCTCTGTCGGCCCGTTCGGCGCTGGTGGCATCAGCCCCGCCCTCAGCTTCCCCACTACCGGCTTCGCCAACGGCGGCATCATGTCCCCGTCCGGCCCGCTGCCGCTGAAGGCCTACTCTCGCGGTGGCGTCGCCAGCACCCCCCAGGTGGCCCTATTCGGCGAAGGCTCAATGAATGAGGCCTATGTGCCGCTGCCTGATGGCCGCCGGATCCCCGTGGCGCTGCAGGCCCCGGACGGCAACCGTGGCGATCGGATGCGCGAGCTGATGGGTGCATCACCTGCCGGCAGCAACGCCTCGCCGGTGCTGAGCATGAGCTTCGAGACCACCACGATCAACGGGGTGGAGTACGTCTCCCGTGACCAGCTAGAAGCGGCAATGGCTGAAACCCGCAAGCGTGCCGCCAATGATGGCGCCAAGCGAGGCATGAGCATGACGCTGGACAGACTGCAGCAGAGCCCAGCAACTCGTAGCAAGGTGGGCATCCGCTGATGGCCGCGACCTTCCCCGATCTGAAACCGAACGAGCGGCAGATGACGCTCGGCGCCTACCCAACAAAGGTGTTCCGCACCATGGCGGGCACGACGGTAAAGCGCCGGTACGGAAACAAAAAGTTCGGCTATCAGCTGCGCCTCACCTTTGCTAACCGCCGCGATCGGGACATCCTGCAGGTGGTGCGGCACTACGAAAACATTGATGAAGACGATCGCTTCGAGCTGCCGCCTGAGACGTTTGCGGGCGTCACCACCACCGGCCAAAGCAGCAGCCCGCAGCGCCCCGGCTTGCGCTCAATGCTGCGCTCCCCTGACGGCTGCCTGTGGGAGTATGCCGTCGCGCCGTCGATTCAATGGGCCGGCAATGAGATCAGCAGCATCACCGTGGAGCTGGTGGCGGAACTGAACGTATGAGCACGATTCGCATCGCTCAGCTGTTCAATCTGCGCACCAGCAGCGGCACCCGGCACCGCTATCAGAACTATTTTGTCGCCCAGGAGTACACCTACCTAGGCGCCAAGTATGACTTCGCTCCGTTCCAAGTGAGCGGCGCGATGGCCAGCCTGGGCGGCGACAATGAAACCGTGCAGGTGCTGTTCCCCAACCTAGAGGTGGTGCTGCGGCTGGTGGAGGAAGGCGACGGCAACCGGCTGAGCGAGTTGACCCTGACCACTCTATGGCTTAACGCTACCGGCGCAATCGCCAACCAGTACGAGGATTATTATGTGGGCTCAGGTTCCGGGTTCAACGATGACACGGTGGAGCTGCGGTTCAGATCAGCGATGGATTCAGTCGGCAGCAACTTCCCGGCGCGCACGCTGACCAGCGACAACGTGGGGATCTTGCCGCTCAATGCGGAGCTCTACCTGAGATGAATGATCTGATCGGCTTGGCGTATCGGTGGGGCTGCCGGCCTGGTGATGGCAGCGGCTGCACGGACTGCTTCCAGCTGGTCTGCGCAGTGCGGCGGCAGCTGGGACTGCCGGATCATGCGGCGCAGTTCGAGTGGGTCTACCGGGAGCACACAGCCAAGTCGTTCGGGCTGCTTCACCTGCGGCGGCTGCTGGCCTCTCTGGCCGATCCTGTGGCCGTGGCCGCACCGGGCGACCCGATCTTGCTGGGCGGCGCTGCAGCGGCGCTGGGTGTGGCAGTGGATGGCGGGGTGATGTTCATTGCCCCTGGACAGACTGTGGTGATGACGCCGCTGCCGCAGGGCGCCGGCCAGTGCTACCGGCCGCGATGAGACGACTGCTGCCCTATGAGCACCAGCTGATTGAGCAGCTGGGCGTGAGCCAGGAGGACTACCTGGACTTCATCGCGGCGCAACAGAGGGACTACAGCCGCAGCATTGAGGATCAACAGGCGGAGATCCAAGCGGGCCCCGGCGCCGTCGCCCTTGCGCTCACGGTGGTGGGCATCCTGTTCCAGGTGGCCAGCGCCCTGCTGCTGCGGCCATCGGTGCCGAGCGCCGGTCGTAGCCCGCGGCAGACCCGTGAGCAGCGCTTCGCCCCACGGTTCGGGTTCAACAGCTCCCAGGAGCTGGCCCAGTACGGCGAGCCGCTGAATCTGGTCTACACCAACACCGCGCAGAATCCACGCGGCGGCGTGCGTGTGGCCACGTCGCTGGTGTGGTCCAGCGTCCGCAGCTATGGCAGTTCGCAATTTATGCAGCTGCTGCTGGTGGCCGGTGCCGCCAGTATCCGCAAGATTGATTGGGACCGGGTGGCGTTCGGCCAGCTGCCGCTGCGGGAGTTCGCCGCATCCAAGACCTGGCTCTATTTCAACCAGAGCGGCAACGCCAGGTTCAACCAACGGCAGATCGGCGATGACAGCGACCCCTCCCGCGAGGGCGCCGCGCCGGGTGATGACGTGTGCCGGATCATCGATGGCGCAACTCGCCGCAGCGGCTACAGCCAGGCATTCAGCCCCAGCAGCTTGACCAGCTGCGGGGTGTTCAATCCGATCCCGATCAACGTCCAGCTACAGGAGCGCAACAGCAAAGGCGACATCGTGACCGCCAACAACGGCATCACCCTGACCACCAACGGATGGGGCGCTGGCGGCAGTGGTCGCTACACGGTCGGCACACAGATCACGCTGGTATTCGCCAAGACCCAGAACAAAAAAACCAACATCGCCGAAGAGGCCGCCCAGGAGCAGCGCTACCAGCTGGTGAGCAGCCTGGACCGCGGCAGCACCTACCAGCTGGGCACTGCCCGATTCGCCCTGCTCAGCATCACCGACAACACCAACCTTGACGACAACGAGGTGCGGGCCACGTTCCGCTGTATCGCTGCCGGCCGCACCCCGTCAACGCCCTACGGCGACAGCAAAGCGCCGGAAAACGGCGCAAAGGATGACAGCTTTTACACCAAGGCCCTGTGCAAAGCCGACAGCGCCGCGTATCAGACGGTGACAGCCTGCGAGATAGTGTCGTTCTCGATGCGGGTCAAGCTGTTCCGCCGCATCCAGGGCAGGCAGAAAAAGTACGGCGACAGCGAGCCCGAGGGCTATAAGGCCAGCGACAACGGCATCAAGTCCCGGCTGGCGTTCTTTCGGCTGCTGTATCGGCCGCTCAGTAGGTCTACTCAGGATCTGCTGCCGCTGATTATCGCCTGCCGCAGATCCGCTGATCTTGATAATTTCATTAGCCTTGATTTCCGCGCCGGCAGCGGCAACCAGAAATGGGAGTTTGAGTTTCAGCCGATCAGCGACCTAGCGGCCGAGCGGGCGCAGAACGGGCAGAAACAAATCGCCTTGATTGAGAACAGCGGCAAAGGCGAGAGCTTTAGGCACAACGGCAATCGGTTTCAATGGGTGGGCAGCCTAAAGGACATCAGCTCAGTACTGAAAGATCGCGGGCCGGTGCTCACCAATGAGTGGGATCTGTTCAGCGTCCGCAGCGACACCGACATTCAGTTCAGTTTCGAGGCGGGCCCGGAGTTTCAGATCACAGCCGTCACAGAGCAGCAACTGAGATCAACCGAGGGCAAGTATGCCCGGATGAGCACCATGGCATTCGGGGTATTCTCCGGCCGGGGCGTGCAGGATCTGCGCAGCATCTCGGCGTTCGTCACCGAGGGCAAGGATTCCTGGGTGGTGAATAATGACGGCACCTACAGCAAGAGCGCTGGCAGCACCAGCTGGGCGCCGGACATCTTCGCTGACACGGTGCTGGACAAAGAAAACGGCATCGGCCGGTATGCCAAGCCATCCGGCGTGGACTGGCAAGGCCTGGCCCTGAGCAAGCGGTTCTGCCAGAACAGCGGCCTTGGGTGCCAACTGTTCATGGATCCGCTGATCGCTGAGGTCGGATCTTGGCGGCAGTTCTGGGCCGAGGCGGCACCCTACTCGCTGCTGGAGTTCGGCAAGATCGGCGGGAAGGAAACGCTGGTGCCGGCGGTGCCGGTGAACAGCAGCGGGCGCGCCAATCGCCGCGTGAACATCTCGGCGCTGTTCACCACCGGCAACATCCTGGAGGACACCTACCGCGAAGAGTTCCTCGACTACGGCGCCAGCGTCCAGGATCTGATCGCCACGGTGATCTACCGGGAGACAGAGGAAGATGACGTGTTTCCGCGCAATGCCAGCGTGGATGTGCAGCTGGTGGATGCTGTCGAGGATGCGGCAATCCGCCAGACGTTCGACCTCTCGCAGTTCGTCACCCAGCGGGAGCAGGCGATCCTCTACGGCAAGCTGCTGTGCAACCAGCGGCGATGGGTGCGGCGCGGCATTGAGTTCCAGACCGTCCCCACTGACACACCGGTGAGCCCTGGCGCCTACATCTACGTGGACGTGGGCCTGAACACCTGGGACCGAATGACAGCGGGCGTGGTGATGCCTGGCGGCGTGCTCAATGCCCCGCTGAGCGATCGGCTGCGCGATGGCACCTATGCCGCGCTGGTGTATCGCAGCGGCGGCAACGTGCGCTCCCTGGCCAGCGTGACGGTGGCGGACGGCAAGGCCAACGCCCTGAGCGATGACGCGGGCGCCATGTTCGTGCTGGGCGCCGTCACTGATCGCAAGCGGGTGTTCCGGGTGACGGAGGTGATGATGAGCGAGGAAGGGGAGGTGACGGTTAAGGCGCTGGAACACCCCTGCGAGACGGTGGACGGCAACCTGCTGAGCCGGGTGGCCAATTTCAGTGACGCGCTGTTTGTGGTGCGGTGAATAGCCTGAATGCGCAGGGAGGCGTCAGCTGATGGGTTACTACACAGGCCGAACCGGGGGGCTGATCTTCAACGGCAAGCCAGTTGCGAAAGTGCAGAACTGGTCTGTGGAAACCAGCGTTGACCTGCTGCCCACCGCCGACCTGGGAGCCGATGCGCGGTCGTTCATCCCATCGCTAAAGGGCGCAACCGGTAGCGCCACCCTGATGTACTACCGGCTGGAGCCGGGCGAGTCGGCGCAGAAAACGCAGTTTACCGCGCTACTGGCCAAGATCCACAAGAGGGGCGCCATCACCGAACAGGATCGAGTGTTCCTGGAGCTGGACGTAGACACCGGCGGCGTTGACGACGTCAAGATGTACGCCTACATCACCAGCGCTGTGATCGGCTCAGCGGTGGGTGAGCTGGTGGTGGTGCCGATTCAATTCACCATGGACGGAGATTTTGACGAGGCCATCAACCAGGCCAACTGATGACGCACTACCTCGGCACAAAGGGCAACGTCAAGCTGAGGCGTGGCACCAAGGCATTCATCGGCCGGGTGTCGGATCAGATCATCCCCGATGATGTGAACACGTCGCTAAACCGGCTGTCATTTGATGGGGCGATTAACAATATATTGATTGGCGATCGGGTGGACATCAGCACCACGGACGCCCGTGGGCTGGCGTTCTTCCCGCCGTCCGTGTGGGGCCTGGAGAGCACCGACCCGCCTGAGGAGAGTTTCACGGCCTACGTGCATGTTAACGCCGTGGGCGGCCTGCGGTTCTTCCCGACCTTCACCGATGCGGTCAACAACGTCCGCGCCAATGAGATCCCGCTGGCAGCATTCACCGGCAACCCGCTGCAGATCAGCGTGCGCGTGCGTGATGTGCAATTCAACCTATTGGGATCGGTGGAGGGCTACGAGTTCAACACCGACCGGCAGACAATTGACGCCACAAGCCTCAATGATCGGTTTCGCCAGCAGCTATCCGCCGGCCTGATCAGCGGCGCTGGGCGGA